GTCGGTGGCCTTGAACCGTGGCGCGGCGATGACGCCGTGACCCCCGAGCCGCACCCGTTCATCCAGACCATACGGCGGATGCACTCAGACCAATCGATCGGATGATCTATGGCCGGCTGTGGATTCTGGCGCGAAGTCTTCACCGTGCAAACGTCTACCCAAACGGTTGACGCACTTGGCCAGGCAGATTTGTCCTGGCTAACTGTCGGCACGGTTCGCGGCATGATCAAACCCACGCAGCGGGAAGTGGTTGACGATCTCGGCGTGTCGATCCGGACTGACCTGGACATTGAGACAGCGTGGAGTCCGATCATCAACGCACGCAGTCGGCTCATCCTGGACGGGACGACCTACAACGTATCGAGCGTGGTGGACCCGGACAGTGGGCGCAAGAAGCGTCTGCGCGTAATTGCGACGGAGGTGACGCAATGAGGCGACATGACCGCGACATGAGTCCGATTTCAACGCCGTACCGACGGGCGGCGGTCAATTCGGGCGCGACGCAAATGCATTTGCAGGTCGACAATTCGACCGTGGCTGCGGCGCTTGGCCGGCTGAGCGCTGAACTCAATGAGAAGGCGCGCCGCACGGGCATCCGCAGGGCGCTACGTCCGTTCGTGACGGAACTTCGCGGCGTAGTCGGCACTGGACCATATCGCGGCAAGAACCTCCACCGGAAGGCAATGGCGAGCGCCGTAGGCATCGTGATCAAGCGCGGTGGGGCAGGACCCGAAGCCAAACTGATCGCGCAGCTGGGCGTGAGATACGGCAAGAAGGGCGGCAAGGCTGCGCGGGGCCGGCAGGGCGTGTTCCATTTGCTCGAGCAGGGCTACAAGCACGGCGGCAAGGGCGAGCAGAAATACACCAACTCAGCAAACCGTTCACCAGGCAAGGGCAACACCTGGTCGAAGCAGCAGGACCGCGACGCCACTGGCCGGTGGACATCACCACGGTTCCGAGTGGCACGCGGTGGCGCGCGACGCATCCCCGGTAGTGGGCGGGCGCGGTCTTGGGCACAATCGGCGATCGGACGAATCACGGATGCAATGGCACGCGAAGTCTTGGTGGAAGCCAAGAAGCTGCTGGGGGGTAAATAGTGGGCCTCCTATCTGCCATTAAATCGCTGTACCTCGCGATCAGTAGCGCCAAGACGGACGTGTCGGTTGGTCTGCGCCGTGCCGGCGATCCGACCCCGTACATCGTCTACGAGGTTACGCAGATGGATGTCGAGGTATCGATGCCATCAAAACTCGCAGGCCACTACACGATGCAGGTGACGGCCGAGTGCGTGGCGAATACAGCCATCGATGCCTGGGACGTCGCTGACGATTTACTGGCTCAGTTCAGCGGAAACGTAGTGGACAACGTGAATGACATCACACTGGTGCTGGTGGCTGTGAGCGCAAGCGCACGGACCGACGCACCGGATGACGGACAAAGTGACGCCGAACGCGTCGTGACTCTCGTACTAACCATCTTGGCGAAGGACATCTAATGGCTCTTATATCAGGCTACGGCGGCGCAATCACCTTCTCGGGCTTCACGGCAGCCGGTGGCATGACCATCCAGGTGAAGAGCTTCACGCTCAACATCGAGAAGGACTCGCTCGAAGTGACGGCGATCGGCGACTGGCGCAAGAAGTACGCGCCCGGTCGCACCCGCGTTTCCGGATCACTGACGCTGTTCCGTCAGACTTCCATAGTGGATGACAATCTGCGCGCACACTTGATGCCGACTACGTTGCTACTCAGTGTTGGGGCTGTACTGACACTGAAGTACGTTGACCAGGGGAACCAGACTTACCGTAATACGATGGACGGAACGGCTGCTGACTGGAACGTGCAGATCACGTCGGCATCATTCAGCGATGACGGAACCGGCGCCGGAACTTGGGAACTGAGCTGGGAGCAGCAGTGAGCCTAGACCCGTCCAAGATCATCGCGACAGCACCGCGCACGGTGGAGATCGTCGGCATTGGGCCGGTGGTGGTACGGCGTGCGACCCTGGCGGATATCTCACTGGCCGGAGATTTGCCGTTTTGGTGGACCCGGCTATTCACGCTTCCGGATGGCTCGCCGCTGTTCGCGCCTGGTGCGGACGTTGGCGCGCTCGATCACGAGGTGGCAAGCGCTCTGATTGACGAGGTAAACCGTCCCCGTTTTACAACGCCGCTACCAAGCGGCTCTATCGAAACGCAAGCCCCGAAATGAGGATGCAAATGGACGCAGGACTGGCGGAGGAACTGACCACCGATGAACGGTGCGAATACCTACTGACGATCATTGCGTCCGCGTTGACTCACAAGCGGCCTTCTGAATTGGTTCCATGGTTGCGAAAGAAGGGCATAAACCGTGGCAGATAAGAGTATGAAATCGGTGATATACGCGGAGATGGATACCAGCGGTATCACGCGTGGCGTCGCTAAGACCACCGCGGAACTCGGCAAGCTGAATAAGACAGCCCGGAGTGGCGCGGCTGCTGCTGGGATCACTGCCACGCTACAGATGACGCAGATGGCGTTCCAGGGGATCTCGCAGGTGTTCAGTGGTGTTGAGCGCCGGATGGCGGAATTGAACGGCGCGGCGCTTAAGTATTCGGGCGCTGCGATGGGCGCGCAGAACCTGGCGAACGCTGAGAAGATGAAGGCGGATATAAAGATCGGGGCGGCTGTCACGCCTGGATCGATCCAGACCTCCCAGGCTGCCGGCGACATTGCCACCGGTGCGGCTGCGCGCATCGAGCGCAACGCTGGCGGCATCAATGCCGGCATGGGTGCTACGGCTCGATTTAGCGGCAACCTGACAGCAACCACCAATATGCTTCTTGAGTCTGCGGCAACCGGGATCGCTGCGGTAGAACAGTTTCTAAGCGGTGACTTTGCCGGCGGAGCTGCGACTGCCGGTGCGGCTGGCTCACAACTTGGGGAACTTGGGAATGCGCAGAACTTTGCGTACCAGAACACTGCCGGTCCTGGTGCACAAGGAAGCGCGGAGCAGATTATGCATCTACGGTCAATCGATAGATCATTACGCGGGGGAGCACAGTAATGGGCACTCTTGGAATAATTGAGGTCAAAGACTCCCGCCAGTGGAACTTCGAGAACGTCGATGAAACAACGTTGACGGCGGTTTACTTGGCCTATTGGGAGCCGACTACTGCTGGCGAGAATTACCCTGGTGACGGTGCGGTGCTGAGTCAGACCGGAATGCCGATGGTGCAAACGCGCCCGCCGGTTGCAATCTATCAGCCCACCGGTACGTCCATGAATACCGGCATCGCATCAATGGTGTGCCGTTCCGTGAATGCTGTGCCTGAGCCGGCCGTTCCGTACACATGGCGAGTAACGGCGGTGTATTTCACGATGAGCCCGATCGACGCCACGAAGCAGGGCTACGGTGCAAAGCACACACTAGCGGTCAGTGGCCGGCAATACGCCGAGTATCGCACCGGCGTAACACTTCCAACCAATGGCACTGTTACATGGCCACCGTCCGCCGACATCGGTGGCACTCGGATCGATTTGAATGGCGCGCCGCGTGCCAAGGAACTCCCGCAGATCACCAGGCAGCTGGAGTACAAGTGGGACCGGACGCCGTCGATCTCGACCACCACGCCAGTCGATCCGCCATTCCAGACGTTCTTTGACGCTATTAACAAGCGAAACAGCGTCGCGTTTATGGATGCGTCAATTGGAACAATGCTTTACAAAGGTTGCTCAGCGACTCTAGACCGTGAGATCTGGCGGTTGGTGCATACTTGGGTGTTCGATTCGTTCTATCACGTCGAGCAGATGCCGGTCCCAAACCCAACCGGGCAGCCGATTCTGTTGCCTGGTGTGAGCGTCGCTGGACAGCAAGTCTTGCAATGCGACAAGGTGGCTTGGTATCAGCGCTACCCAAGCACAACTGATTTCAACACTTCTTTCCTGCCTACCACCATTCAAGGCGATTTGATCAAGGCTTATCCGCCGATGCTGTACTAATGTCCTACTCGCAACCACTGTTCCACGGCGGTATGTACGGCAAGGCAAATGCCGTGGTGTGCAATGGTTGGCAGGCTGCCGCGAACGCTGCGAGCCGCTACGGCGAAGCTATGGTGTGGGCAGACCAACAGGTCATCAAAGGTCAGATCGTCACACAGGGGCTCTGTGAGATCGTCAGTGCGACATTAATTAGCGGCGCGGCGCACCGGTGGAACTACACGATCAAACTGTGGACGCCACCCGGCGTAGCGAGCACTGGCATCACTTTGAGCACCACGGATTCTCGGTTCAGCTACACGAACTGCCGCAACATCCGCGAGGAACACAACACGGCGACCGAGGTGGACGGCATGAATATCTCGGTGACGCCGGCAGCAACTGTCGGGCCAGTCGGCAGCAAGTACGTCGGCAGCGCCTGGACCACTACAAGCCTCGAGGCAAAGGTCCTGGTTTATGTGGTCTACGACTCATTCGGCAAGGCCTACCCCTTCTTCGATCGACCAAACCCTATCCGGTGCACCTAATGCCAAACCTAGACCTAGCGCTCAGTTACCCGTCCGTAGTCATTGTCCCTGGTGAAGAGTGGACGCTCGATGGAACCATCCAAACAGAAGGAACTTCCACGGCGTTTAACTACACCGGCTACAACGTGCGCTGCGACGTGTCAGTGGGTTCCTACGCACTGGCAACTACCGGCACAGTCACTGGCACTGCCGCGTCGGGCACGTTCGTCCTGACGCTTTCCGCGACCGCTACCGACCTCTACCCATCCAACTCGTGGGGCACGCTAGTAATTCATTTGCACAACTCAACTACGCCGTCACTTAACAAGCACGTAGCCACCATCGGCTTTCGCACCTCAGCGGAGACCATCTGATGTACACCTCATTCTTCCGCAAAGCGATGCTCAGTGGTGGATCCCAAGTGAAGTCAATTATGACTGACCTTCTCGCGGGCACTGGCTACTGCGACTTCTTCGTGATTGGTGATTCAAACGCAGGAAACTACGACGCAACTGGCGCGCGTGGATACGCCGGAGGTTTGTGGGATAGTCTCGCGATTGATAATGTGGTCAACGAATACGGAACGCAATTTGCTGAAACTGGTTCCGACACTACCACCCAACTAAAAGGCGGTGCTCCTTCTAGCGGGAACTATGGACTAGCAAAAACAGTCATTGCGACAACCTACGGAAATGTGTGGTCAAAGCATTACACGGGTACAGCAAATAGAACTACTTTGCTTGACAACATTTGGAAGCGCGGACTGCTTTCACCGGGAGCAACTAAAGAAGCCGCGTATTTAGAATCAACAAGTGCTCAAGCGTATACAGATACTTGGATGAAGTTTGGCCACAACTCAAGCGTATCAACTGCGCTAAGTTGCCAACATGCGGCTACGTTTCGACTCGTTCTTGTAGGTGGTATCAATCAAAGCACAGCAGTCGTGCGCACGTGGGTTTACGCTGCCGTGTCAGGCGCTGATGCTTCGGCAGAAGCAAACAACAATGTTCACAACGCAACATCTACGCCGACGATTCAGATACTGGATAAATCTTGGTCGGCAAGCGGCACGCGTTTAGAACAAGCGGCAACCTTTAACGCCAACACCACCGCTACTGGCCCGGTGATCTGCTTGATGCGTTCTATCTTCCGTTCGGGTGTGCCGGGATTTGCAGTGACCAACTTGCAAAACTATTCAGGCGGCACTACATCGGTCATTGCCGCATCGCTATCTGATGCAACAGGCTGTGGAAGTCTTACGCTTGCCACCTATTTCAAGCAAGCGATCGAGCGACAGACAACGGCAGGAGCAACTAAGAAGCGCGTCATCGTGTTCATAAACATGGGAATCAACGATGGCACAGCAACTTGCACTGCCAATTATGTGACGAACACAAATCTAATCATCGCGCAATGCAAGACCGCGTGGGCAAGTGCTGGAGGTGTATCCGCTGACCTGGGGATCATTTGCACCGTCTCGCATTCGACATCGACATTCTCGCCAACGGGAGCAAACGCGGCCGCAAGTTCTTCACTTGTTGGAGATCCTGTAGTTCACTTTGTAAATATCACGCCAACGGGCACCAGTTATAGCGATAAATACGGAACTGTCGAAGCGCATCTGAGTCAGGCTGGCTACCGCTTCGCCGTTAACTTGGCATTTCAGGCGATCATGACGTGATCTACCTCGCCGTAATCGTCGCTTGCCTATTGACTGGCTGCGCTTCGCAGACGGCGAGGATTTCACAGGCAGCGACATCGAGCGCGGCCAGTGCAGCGCTGGCGCGTGCGTACCTGGTGCGGGCGAGCGCCGAGCTCGACAGCATCGAGGCGCAAGCCAACGCGGTGCACGAAGCCATTCCGTAC